AGCGATGCCATCAAGGTCTAGCCTCCTTCGGTTATGAGAGTTGGGTTTCACCATATCATGGTTGCGGTTTGATGACATCAAGAAATGGATATTTTGGAAACGGTTTTTGATATTTAATTAAGTCATTGAAATATAACATTAAAAGATAAATATTTTTACTTATTACTTATTGCTCTTATAGACAGATTTATTCATTCAGAAATGAGAGATAAAATAGTGATAGATATAAGAGTAGCCAGACATTGTTTTGGGATTTATAAGAGAGAATTATTATTATTTATATATATATATATATTTATATATTTTATTATTACCTTAAGTAGAAAGATCAATGGGTTATGGGGAAGTTTTGAATGTTAACGTTAACACTATTCGTAATATTCTTTGGTGCTATAGCATTTTGCTGCGTTTCATCTTATATTAGTGACGTTCTAGGAGGATTTTATGGCAAAAGTCGGCCGTCCAACAACTTATAAGCCAGAATACTGCAATGTCGTCATCGAAAAGGGCAAAGAAGGCTGCTCTTACGCTGAAATGGCCGTTGCTTGTGGAACTGTACGTGCGACTTTGGATCGTTGGAAGGAAGAACACGAAGAATTTAGGACCGCTCTCGCGTACGCACGAGAATTATCGCAGGTCTGGTGGGAAGAAACTGGCCGCACAAACTTGGGAAAACGGGACTTTAACGCCCAGCTTTGGCTCAAAAACGTGGCTTCCCGCTTCAGAGACGACTACGCAGAACGCCGCATTAACGAATTGATGGGCAAAGACGGTGGGCCTGTTCAAATTGAAACCAAAACCATCAAATCAGCAGAACTCGATGATGATACGCTGGAAGCACTGGAATTGGCCTTGGCATCGGCCATAGAGGCTAAATGAACGCTCCCGTTCACATTCTCCACAAAGGCGACAGAATCGACGCCAAGGCTTCCCTGCTGGATATCAGACGCGAACGATCGTTTCGGTCCCTTCCCAAGTTCATTGAGTATGCATGGCCTGTCGTAGAGCCGGGACAACCTTTTATCGACAACTGGCACATCCACCTCATTAGCGAAGCCCTGACGGCCATCACTGACGAGGTCATGGTTGACGATGAACGATATTACAACCGCCTGCTGATCAACGTGCCGCCCGGCACAATGAAGTCCCTGCTGGTAAACGTGTTTTGGCCTGCTTGGGAATGGGGGCCGAAGAATATGCCGCACTTGCGGTATGTCTGCGCTTCCCACTCCATGAATAACGCAATTCGTGATTCGACTAAAATGCGCCGCCTTATCGCGTCCGATTGGTATCAGGAAATGTGGCCCCACGTTAAGTTGACGGGCGATCAGAACCAGAAGACCAAGTTTGAAAACACCTCCACTGGGTTTCGCCAAGCCCTTGCCATTGACGGTATGACTGGTGCTCGTGGCGATCGCGTGATCATCGATGACCCCCATTCGGTTGATTCGGCCAATTCAGAACAACAGCGCAGAACAACCATTGAAACATTTAAAACCGCTATCCCGACCCGTCTCAACAACCCTGATAAGTCCGCCATCATCGTCATCATGCAGCGCCTCCACGAAGAGGACGTATCCGGCGTAATCCTAGAAGAACAACTGGGCTACGACCACATCATGCTGCCCATGGAATACGATCCCGATCGTGCCGCCTCAACCATGCTAGGCCTTGAAGACCCTCGAGAAGAAAAAGGCGAACTGCTATTCCCCGATCGGTTCCCCGCCCACGTTGTGGAGCGAGAAAAGAAAATTATGGGGTCGTTTGCCACGTCCGGCCAGTTCCAACAGCAGCCAACTCCTGACGATGGCGGTATCATCAAGCGTTCTATGTGGCAGTTGTGGGAGAACGAAAATATGTTCCCCGACTTCGATCACATCATTGCGGCCGTGGATACGGCTCTCAGCGAGAAGTCCGAGAACGACTTTACCGCCATGACCGTTTGGGGCGTGTTCTCCGAGGATCCGGTGGCGTCAGCCGCCAAGTCCGGGGAGGCGTACCGCGTAGAGCGTACGTACAAACAGCCCCACCCGAAGGTCATGCTGATCTACGCATGGCAAGAAAGGCTATCGTTCGCCGGGGTGGTTGAGAAAATCTCATGGACTTGCAACAGGTTTCCGATCGAAAAAGTCCTCATTGAAAACAAAGCCGCTGGCATCCCTGTAGCGTCAGAACTGCGCCGCCTGTATTCCAATGGCAAATTCCACGTCCAACTGGTGGATCCCGAAGGCATCGATAAGACCGCACGGTTGTATTCTGTTCAGCATTTGTTCCAAGAAGGCCTCGTATATGCTCCTGACAAGGCATGGGCCGACGATGTTATTACCCAGTGCATGCGGTTCCCAAAGTCCAAGCATGACGACCTAGTGGACACGGTGGCCTACGCTATGCGATACTTACGCAAAACTGGTTTCATTCAAAGGGCTGACGAGGTTCAGGCGGAACTTGACCAGATCAGGGTTCATCAAGGCGCACCGCCTGCGCCGCTATACGGGGTTTAAAGCATGCCACTCGCACCGTCCAACCTACGCTTACCAGCGGATCCTTCGCCTGTTCATGAGGATCTTGACGGTATTGAGATAGAAATGGTCGAAGACGGTCCAGAGCAGGGCTATGACGAGCACGGCAACCTTATGTCGATTGAGACCCCAGACGGGGCCATTACCATCACCTTGGACGGTTCACCCCTGCAAAGGGCAGAAGAGGACGGCACCGAAGGGTGGTTTGACAATCTGGTCCATAGAATAGACCAAGCCGACCTAACATCCATATCCTTTGATCTCATCAAGGGCATCCAAGACGACCTAGACTCCCGTAAAGAATGGATAGACGACCGTGCTCAAGGCATTAAACTTCTTGGTCTCAAGGTGGAGATCCCCGGTCTGGCAGGGGCAGCAGACAACGCCCCCGTTGAAGGTATGTCTCGCGTTCGGCACCCGCTCTTGCTCGAGGCAGTGCTACGTTTCCAAGCCAACGCACGGGCAGAACTATTGCCTACGGATGGACCCGTAAAAATCAGGGAGGACAACAACAATGCTGACCTTGCCTCCGACCAGCTTGCCAATGACCTTGAGAACGACCTCAACCACTACCTCACGGCCACTGCCAAAGAGTATTACCCTGATACCGACCGAATGCTCCTCATGCTGGGCTTTGGCGGGACGGCGTTCAAGAAAGTATATTTCTGTCCCCTACGCGGTCGTCCAGTTAGCGAAAGCGTCGATGCCGATGATCTGATCGTTAACAATGCGGCTACCGACTTGTCCAACGCCAAGCGTATTACCCACCGTATCTACATGCGACCGTCAACTGTTAAGCGAATGCAGATCCTTGGTGTATACCGCGAAATAGACCTGTCCGCTCCAAAGATGTCCCAACTGGATGCCGCACAACGGGAAAAGAAAGCACAGCAGGGTATCTCAGCAGATCAAACCAATCCAGACGATCGTGACCGCGAAATCTATGAGTGCTATTGTGAATTGAATATCAAGGGATTTGAGCACCGCCATAATGGCAGGGACACGGGCTTGGAAATCCCATACCGAGTAACCATCGATGTATCATCAAAAGAAATCTTATCCATTGTCAGAAACTATGACGAAGATACTAAAGATTTACCTGAACCCCGCCAGAACTTCGTCAAATACACATTTGTACCGGGGATGGGCTTTTATGATCTGGGTCTCCTGCACATCCTAGGCAACACAACCAACGCACTAACGGCCGCATGGCGTGAAATGCTTGACGCTGGTATGTACGCTAACTTCCCCGGCTTCCTCTATGCCGATACGGGTGCGCGTCAGAATACCAACATCTTCCGTGTGCCTCCCGGCGGTGGAGCATTGGTCAAGACAGGCGGTATGCCGATTAGCCAAGCCGTAATGCCGTTGCCTTACAAGGATGTGGGCGGTGGTCTCATGTCGTTGGTGGAGAACATTGGCCAGACGGGTATGCGTATTGGTGGTACTGCGGAACAGGCCGTAGGCGAAGGCAAGCAAGACGCCCCTGTGGGAACCACGATTGCGCTCATTGACCAAGCCACCAAGGTGTTGAACTCGGTACACAAGCGTATGCATGCATCGCAAGCAGAAGAGTTTGAGTTGTTGGTACAATGCTTCCGTGAAAACCCAGATTCATTCTGGCAGAAGAACCGCAAGCCTGCGCGTAAGTGGGATGAGCAAACGTTCTTCCGTGCATTGGATCAGGTTGATCTGGTTCCACAGGCAGACCCTAACACGGCATCGCAGACCCAGCGTCTCATGAAGGTTATGGCGTTAAAACAGATACAGGCGCAGAACCCATCCTTGTATGATCCAATCGCAATTGATACGGCCGCATTGCAGGCAGTGGGATGGTCCAACCCTGAACAGTTCATGATACCTGCCTCTGCCCGTGGCGCACCGCCTCCACAAATGATGCAAGAAATGGCAAAACTGCAAATTCAAAAACAGGAAGCGGACACGAAGGCGCAAGCCGTACAGGGCAAGATTGCGTTGGATCAGGCTAAAGTGCAGTTGGATTTGGCTAAGGCTCAACATGAGGCACAGGGTGGACTAGCGGGTCCGCAAGAAAAAACCGACCATGAAAAGCAGGTTGATGGGATTGAGTTGATCCTGAAAGAAAAACTGGCAGACGCCAAGATGATGGATGTCAAGTTAAAGGCTGCGGGGTTGGCGGCTGATATGAAACGTGATGCGTTTGATAATCAACTAAAACGGGAAGACATGCTTGCCAAGGAGCGTATCCAAATGGTTGACCTAGCGCAGAACATAGCCGTGCATCCTGAGAGCGAAACGGTCGTGCGTAACCTTCTGGGTAATGTGATCCCTGCTATTACGAGTGTTAAGTGATGCGCCGCGCATATCAAAAAGGTGGTAAGGTTGAGGGGTCAATCTGGCATGAGCAGGATGTAATACCCCACGGCCATCCACAGCGTGATGCAAATTTAACGGCGTTCCAAAAGGGCAACCACCCTGACGTGCCGCATGTGGCTTATCATGGAACTACAAATGATTTTTCTAAATTTAATCCATTAAAATCAAATGCTCAATTAAAACGTCAGGCAAAAGCTATATTTGTTTCTCCTGATCCTGAATTAGCAAATAAATTTGCCATGCCTCAATTTGAAGAGGAAGGTGATGTGCCAAACATCATGCCTGTCCATGTCTCTGCCAAAAACCCTTTTGATTATGAAAATCCTCATCATGTTGCCCGTGTCATATATGATCTTTCAAGGGATAAAGATTTGTTAGACATGGAAGGGCCGCATGTAATTGATAACTATAAAAAACAAATTTCTGAAGGAGATTGGTCAACAATTGAAGACCCTTGGGTTCAAACGCAAATTAAAAAACGCCATGATGGATTTTTTGCAAAAGGAAATGGCGTAAAATTTTTAGGTGTTTATAACCCAAAGCAAATAAAATCTGCTACGGGCAATAATGGTCATTTTGATCCAACAAACTCAGATATCACCAAGGCAGACGGTGGTTCTGTAGAACCCGCTATACACCCAGCACGTTTACTATCCGGCGTTCATATACGGGAAGAAGATTACGGACATCCAGTATTTACGGGGTCACGCCATGGTTGATGATACGCCCATAACCGCCTACCACGGCACTCCACATGACTTTGAACAGTTTGACACATCCAAAATTGGCACGGGTGAAGGCACACAATTATATGGCCATGGTCTGTATTTTGCCGAGCATGAGCCTGTGGCAAAATGGTATAGGGATCAATTATCTCATACCAACAATGATCTTCCCAAAAAAGGCCACATGTACGAGGTCGCCATCAACGCGCATCCTGATCATTTCATTAACTACAATAAAGCACTTGGCGATCAACATCCGTTTGTAAAAGAACGCATACATAATGCCCTTATAAAAAGGTACAATAGCAAACAAATTGCCGATGAGACAATGAACTCTGATGCCGACTTCAAAGATATTCTTGATAATTTTGATGATATGGAATCGCATGAAATATCAAAAATGTTTCACAATGAAGGTATTCAAGGCATAAAATACCTTGACGCAAACAGCCGTATCGCATCGGACAAACCCACCCACAACTACGTTGTTTTCGACCACAATCGCGTAAAAGTTAAACGGAAATATGAGCAGGGCGGAAACGTTGAAGGATACGGCCGTGGTGGATCACCCGAAGATGATATTATCCGTCAACGGTTAGCGGCCATTCCATCAATTGAACATGAAGACCCCGCCATGCGGGAAAAAGCACTTGGTATTGCACAAAAGACCCATGCAATAACATCTGACTATGAACCAAACCTTGGCCAATCTTTTTATGGATTTAAAACACCTATTAGCCCTGAAAATGTTCAAGCTACAGTAAATCCAATACCCGGCGTTAATCCGCTTAACCCGCAAAAGCAAACATACAAACAGTTTTACAAAACCGCTAAAGGCGGAACATTGGTTAATCTGGGTGGTGACCGTTCTAGGTTGGGGCGGCTTACTCATATCCATGGGCAAGAATTGGCTTGGCCTGTCGATCTCCATGCGGGTCCGCAATACATGCTTGAACCCAATAAGGGTGCGGTATGGGCTAATGCTGCGGGACAGACAACGAGAAACAAAAGATTAATTGAAGATTTGCAAAGAAAAGGACCAGTATACGGAGTGTATTCTCCCATGGGTCCAAAGTCGGTTGATTCATCGTTCCAAATGTCAGACGCGCTTATGTCGCAATTGGCCAAACAAAAACCAGAACCAGAAATGGTTAAAAAGTTTGATAAAGAACTTCGTGCTGGTTTGTTTGAAGAACCTGCTAAACGCGATAAAGCTATTGAAAAAATGAAAGAGTGGCCCGGTCTTGATGACCCATGGGCTGCACGAAACTTTTTAAAGACATTACCGGGTACTACACGCAGTCTCATTGTTAAGCATATGGATAAGTCGGGGTATCACAAGGCAGGATTTCCTCATGTTGGTATGACCAGAGTAGCATTGACGGATTCAGAACTGCTTAAAACTGGCGGCAATATGATTGGTCATCGAGTGGTTGAACTTACGCCACAAAGCATTGAGGCATCCGCGTTTGAACACAATACATATCCAGAAATAACAAGCGGACGTTATGTGGCAGACATACCATTGGTTCAACGCCACTATGCTTTACCGGAAGCAGTAAAACAATTTGCCGAAGAACCGCATAAACCGGGCATTTTGCATCCATATTCTGAAAATCCTAACGCTCGTTCTGGGTTTAAGAAAATGACAGAAGAGCAGAAATTGCTGCAAAACATTGATGAGCCATGGCTTGAAAGTGTTTATAAAGGATTGGAAAACCAATCCAAATACGGATTTCAAAAAGGTGGTCGTGTAGCGTATAAAAAGGGCGGCAAGGTAGAAGGGTCTATCTGGCACGAGGACGATATTGGCATGGGCGATGAACCCGTACAGCCACACGCCCTACTGCACCCTGAAAAAGACCCCGGCAAAGTAGGCGTTATACCGCCAAAGGTATCGGAAGAGGCAAAAGAACTTCCCAAAACGGGAATAATCCACTGGCATAAGCCTGTATCCGAGCAGGACGACTTGGTACAACGGACAATACGCCACAGATTGGATGATTTTGCCGTGGAGGAGCGTAAAACCCGTTCTACGGGTGGCCCTATTGCAAAAACGACCTATACCGTTCATAATTCGCCAATTATTGAGCAGGCGCTCAGTAAGGTCAGTGCTCCGTTGCCAGCATTAGACTTACCCCTCATGGCAGCAAAAGCGGGACGCCGCTACTAACTCCTTGGAGAATCATATGTCTGAAGCCGCCAAAACTGCGCGGAATGCAATGAGGGCTAAAGCCAAGCGCCTCACATCCGCAGATCCTAACGAAAAGGTTGATTCGTCTTCATGGTCACCTGCTCCCCTGTTGGAAGCTGACAAGAAAACGGGCGCTCGTCCCCTTGTAAAGCGGCTTTATAAGAAGGGCGGCAAGGTCGTTGGGAAAGCAGAAGGCAAAAAGGCAGAGTTCCGTGCCGATCGTAAACCTCGTAAGAGCGGTGGCAAGGCAGAACACAAGGCACCATGGGTTGACGATTTGATTAACCGTGACGTGCGGATGGCTAATGATAAGCGCGAAGGCGTAAAACACGATGGTGCGTTCAAGAAGGGTGGCAAGGCGCATAAAGCGGATGGCGGTTCTATGTTGTCCCCTCATGGTGAAAAAGTAAAACGGCTTGCAGAAATTAAAAAATTGCAATTGCAATCAAACCCAAAAACCACAGATAAAAATCAATGGGGCGATTGGCATCAAGAGCGTTCTCGGTTGGAATCCGATCTTATGGATGCTAGTAGGCGTTTAGGTCCAACACGCAAAGATGGCGGTCGCGCTAAAAAACTAGGCGGTGGTCCTATTGGCATGAACCCAGTGGGTCAACAGAACCAAATGATGGGCAAGGCCGCAGGCATGATGAAGAAAGGTGGCAAGGTCCATCGCGAGCATCATGCGGACGGTGACATTGTTGACCGTTTACAAAATTGGGCTGGCACAAATCCTAAATCAGTTCAAAAGCCATATCCAAATGTACCTGCTCGTGGAGGAAATACAGAAGCCCAACGCGTTGGAGCAGCACGTCAAAATGCTTCCGAAATGGAAGATATAGCAGCCAATACCCGCCTTAAACAATTTATCCCGTTTTTTGGTTCGGACCAGCGTGATGTTACCAATGCTAACTTCAATGCTGCTGGCGCTCGTCAAGCCCTTGATGTTGCTAATCAACAAGCGGGTTATAAAAAGGGTGGTAAAACCGATGGCCACAAGGTTGATTGGTTGCACCACGCCAAGGGCGGCAAAGCCAAACACTCAGACGAAGCCCAAGACAAGAAGTTGATGCATAAGCTATTGAAAGAAAAGGCGTTTAAAGCGTCTGGCGGCAAGGCTATGCATCACAAGGATTGCTCATGCAAAATGTGCAGCGGTGGCCGCATGGGCAAATATTCCGGCGGTGGTGTGTTCAATGGCAATTCCAAGCAAAAAGTTCCGGGCGTAGTGCCGGGTGGCCGTATGGCTAAAGAAGGTGGCGGTTCAACCACTCCTGACTTTAGTGGCGCATATTATGATTTGTTCTCCGGTTGGCATAATCTTGATAAGGCAAACCCTGATCAAATTGCGGCCATGCGTCCAGAAGATCGTGCAAAAGCCTATGAAGCACAAGGTAATGCCCCTGTTCGTATGGGTGCAACGCCTAATACAAGCACGTCAACAACGTATCGTAGAGCCGCTCCTAAACCTTCGCCAATGGCTGCTGGGCCTTCCAATCTTTCTATGATGGATCCCATGCAACAACGTGAATTGGCGGCTCAACCTGCTCCTGCGGCACCTAACCAAGCCAGTTCTGCAAGCAGCAATTGGAATACTTCTGAATCCGCTCGTATGGCTCAGGCTCGCCGTGTAATGGCACAACATCCAGAATTGGATGCGAACGCAATCAACACACGGTTAAATCCCGGCAATTATTATTCACCGACCCAAGAACCTACGGGTTATGGTGCTCTTGATAAGAAGGCCGCTGATTTTGGCAGCTGGTTATACAATCAAATGCGGTCTGCGGATCAACCTGCGGGTATGTACAATAAAGGTGGCAAGGTTGGAAAAGGCAAAACCAACGTCAACATCATTATTGCATCCGGCAAGGGTCAACAGCCTACGGGTATGATGGGTGGCGCTCCTATGCCTAACGCTCCTGTGTCGCCTCGTATCCCGCAACAGGCCGGTCAGCCTCCAATGGGTCCACAAGGTATGCCTCCAATGACGCCACAAGGTATGCCAATGCCTCCACAAGGTATGCCTATGGGTCGCAAGACAGGTGGCCGTGCCTATCCAATTGATACAGGATCAGGTGGTGCCAACGCTCGATTGGAAAAAATTGACGCCTACGGTTTAAAACCAACAAGGGGTCGCAAATAATACTTTTCTCGGGTGTGTCTCCCATCCGATGAGAGGAGGGCCGGGCGCTTTTAACCCCTCTGGCGTCCGGTCCAGCCATTCAAGAGGGGTACTAACCAGAGGGGTCTGGAATGTTAACGAGTAAAGACCAGTTTGAAAAAGAACTGAAAAAACTAATATCTGAAGCCTATCAAACGGCACGGGACAACCTTGCGGGTGGTTCTGCTAATTCATACGACGAGTATAAAAAAGCGGTTGGCATGGTGCAGGGTTTAGCCCTAGCCCTTGAATTTATGGACGAAGCCAACAACATTTTAAGCAAAATGCGTTAAGGAATAAATAAATGCCTCCTATGAAGATGGAACACACAGTAGACCCGTCCGTTGAAATTAAAGAAGCCATTGGCGATCTCAAAGACTTTCAACTTTTTAACAACCAAATTCTTGTTGGTATCTATATCCGTCCAACCAAAACCAAATCCGGCATCATTCTTACTGATAAAACCGTTGATGAAGACAAGTATCAAGGCAAAGTTGGCTTGGTATTAAAGGTTGGTCCTATCGCTTTTAAAGATGAAAAGGGCGAATGGTTTAAGGATGTATCTATTAAAGAAGGCGATTGGGTTGTTTTTCGTCCATCTGATGGTTGGGCGTTAGCAGTAAACGGTGCTCCGTGCCGTATTTTAGAAGATTACACAATTCGGGCGCGTATTCAGTCGCCTGATTATGTTTGGTAAGGAATAAACATGACAACCGATAATGAACCAGAACTCCAACTGGATCTAGAACCTCTTGAGAATGAGACAAAACAAGACGAAATCATTGTTGCAGAGGTAAAAGAGCCAGAAAAAGAGCCATTTAGCGGTCCTCAAGCAGAATTAACCGTTGAAGATGGCATTAATGAACTCAAAGCACGGCTTGAAGAAGAGCGTAAGGCTCGAGAAAATGCTGAACGCCGTGCCAATGAGGCAACGGAACGCTTTGCGGCCGCTCAAAACGATGTCAACGATACCAATTTAAAACTATACGAAAACGCAATTGACACCGTTAAACGCAATACGGACATTTTAAAGCAAAATCTTCGTGATGCCTTGTCTGTTGGCGACTACGATGCCGCTGCCGACATCCAATTAACGATGACAAAAGCAGAATTGGACCTTCGTGACCTTGTAAAAGGCAAAATGCAGGCAGAACAAGCTGCAAAAACGCCTGTGCGACCCGCCTATGCGTCTAATGATCCTGTAGAAGCGTTTGCATCCCAATTAACCCGCGAATCAGCGGAGTGGATTAGGGCGCATCCTGAATATGCCAAGGATGAAACGCTTAAAGCGGACATGATTGACGCCCATAACTCGGCCGTACGCCGCGGTATCAAAGCTGATACGCCTGAATACTTCCAATATGTTGAACGCAAGTTGGATATACAGCCAGCCCGTTTACGTGAACCGGAATCAAGTGCCATGTCCGAGGCTTCTGCCCCCACTCAACGGCGTTCTGCACCTCCAGCGGCCCCAGTGTCTCGTTCTGGCAGTTCTGGAAGCACAAACCCCAATTCCAATGTTGTCAGGCTTACAGCAATTGAGCGGGAAACCGCCCGAGACCTTGGCATGACCGATCGTGAATACGCATTATCAAAACAAGCCCTTCTCCGTGAAGGTAAAATAGCAGGTTAGGAACAACCATGAGAAATATCGCTGAAGAAAAAAAAGAACGGCCCCCTATTCGGCCAACGGCTCGTCCAGAAACAAGCGAAGGTACTGATGTTGCATCAGAAAGTCCCCGTGAACGGGCGGCAAGACGTGCGGCAGAACTGCGTGGGCATAACAATGCCAATCTAGACGAAGGCGTAGACAAATTTGCCACCCCTACCCCGCCAGATGGATGGTCGTATGAGTGGAAAATGAAGTCGGTTATGGGATGGGAAGACCCATCGCACTACAACCGAATCACTATTGGTGGTTGGGAACCTGTCGAATCATTTAGACACCCTGAAATGATGCCCAAGGGCTATGTGGGGTCTATCGAACGCGAAGGCATGGTTCTATGCGAACGTCCTTTGGAAATCACCGAAGAGCGCAGACACCGCGACTATCTCAATGCCCGTCAACAGGTCCAAATCAAGCAAGGACAGTTAGATCCAAAGGGTAAAGGCGGTCTTATTAGCCGCGAAGACGCTCAGATTGCTCCAAAGATTAAGAGCAGTTATGAGCCTATGCCAATACCAGATTGATTTGGGGGCTTCGGCCCCCTTTTCTTTTGGTTTTTTTTCTGTAATAATATGTTTCCTCTTCCCCCGGCGTGGAAGGGTTGATCTTTAACCTGTTTCTAAATCGCCCCGGCGCGCGATGATTGGAACTCTCTGAAAGGAGAACCCGTCATGGCGAACACTTTTGCGCCCTACGGATTTTTACAATATCAGGGTGGTGCAGGCGGCGCTCCAACGTTCGCACAATCCGCTCGTCGTATTGCCGCTGGTAATACAACCGCCATTTTCACTGGTGACCCAGTACAGCCTGTAACCTCAACCGCTAACGGCTACATCACGCAGGCAACTGCAGGTGGTTCGGTTCAGCTTGCTGGTATCTTCGTTGGTTGCCGTTATCTCTCCACATCGCTTAACCGCGTTGTTTGGTCAAACTATTGGCCGGGTTCGGGTGCAACGGGCGACGTTGAGGCATATGTCATTGACGATCCTAACGCACGTTTTGTTGTTCAGACTTCGGGCGCTGGCTTCCCTGTAACGGGTACGGCT